TTAGAGTAAATGTATTCGTGTTCTTTATAGAACTAATTAATACAGTGTCAGTATCTAATTCAGCAACAACAGAGGTATCCGCTTTTTGACACGAGAATAGCAGTATTGCTAATAATATTATTTTGCTTCCAAAACGCATAGCTTATCCAATATCGAAAGTTTAGAAATAGCACCTGCCAAAGCACTGTCGCTTCTGTGAAGCTGGAATTGTAGTCTGTCAACCTTCACTTCTAACACTTCTATTTTGTTTCCTTGTTTTGATATTTGTCCTGTGTAGTTAACCTTATTGTCAAAGTACAGATATCCCACAGCCATTATGACTATAAATAAAAGACCCTTAACTGGATCTTTTGAAAACTGACTAAAATCTATCGGTAGTTTCATCACATTAAGTTACCTTTCTCATCAATATCAGGGACAATACCCCATTTAGCTAACTCCTTTAGCCATTCTGTTTCGTCAGTAAATGCGTCAAATATCCAAATAGTGTCAAAGACCTGATTAGGTTCCACCCAACCATAGCCTTTTACTTCTGTTCTGTCGTTATCGAAACAGATGTAGTAAGTTGTAACTTCGGGATATCTTATCTCGTTCATCTTGTTATTTTTTTTACGCTGCTCCTCCATCAGAAATACCGCCAAACTTTGTTATTAAAGATGTTCTTGCTGCTTCTGCTGCGCCCCCTGCAGTGTATTTAGAACCTCCAAAGTTCACAGTTCCTGAATAACCAACCGTTCCTTGAGCATCCCAAGCAATAAGAGTGGCATCATAATTAGCAGTAGACATTCCAGTTGCGCCATTCATAAACGTATTCATATTTGTCATAGGGCCTGTAATATCCCACCCTGCAAGACTACCTCTAAAATCATCGCACTGGTTTAGCATATATTGAATATCTGTAAAATTACTTGTATCCCAATTGCTAATATCACCGTTAAAACTATCAGCACTATTAAATACTCTGTTTGTATTGGTGACATTACTGGTATTCCAAGAGTCCACTCCTATACCCGTAAATCCTTCAGCATTTTGAAAAGTTGCATACAGACTAACACCTGACTTAAAGGCCCATCCAGCTACACTTGAGTTAAAACCGTCAGCATCTTTAAATGCCTCATACATAGTGGTTACCCCAGAAACATCCCAACTTGAAAGGTCTTGGTTAAACGCAACCGCAGACATAAACATTCCCCTAATAGTAGTAGTTGAGGATGTCACCCACCCTGCTAAATTGCCATTAAACAGAAGTGAGTTTCTGAACACTTCTTGCATGTTAGTAACCGTACTTGTATCCCAATTACTAAAATCTGGTGTAGTTATTTTATCGCAATTGTAAAACATTCGATAGAATGTAGTTGCTGAGACCGTCGGAGCGTCTGTTGCTGTTATTGTTAAATTAGCACAGTCTTTAAAGGCGTTACTCCCCGAAGTAATATCTAATATTCCCCACTGAGAAATATCGGTTATTTTAAGATAGTCTCCTGAACCTCCAAAATTAAATCCCTTTAATACATTACCTGTAATAGTAATGGTATAAATTCCTCCCGAAGCATAGGTATGCGCTCGGTTAGCATAAGACAAATCAGAACTTGAACTGTCTCCCCAATCAATTGTTCCATCTTGTGCAGGGTCGTTATCAATAGGTAATGAAAAACCATCACCTGCTGATTTAGATGTGTCAACAACTATAGAAAATGGAAGAACTGCCCCACCACCACTTAGGTTAGCAGGGAGACCTCCTATGATATTGCTGTTTACTATGGCTATCACCAGAGAGCGACTATGTTGGTTGCTGTAGTTCCCGTAGCGAACACCTGCGTAACCTGAACAGGCATAAAGCTGCCTGCTGGTACTCCAGTGAACACAACGTCATTCCCAGCTGCCGTCTTTACCTTCACATCACCAGTAACACCTACGTACAGAACGCATCCGTTCTCTTCAGCGGCTGCGTAAATTACATACGCCTCACCACTTGCCATAATATTTGCACTGATACTAAGGGTAGTATCGCTATCAATAGCGGTTACTGTAGCAGTAGTGCCATCAGTAGTATTAATGACAATGTCACCAACACTTACTGTTGTAGTAAAGGCTCCTGCTGAATTAACTAATTTATTCGCTGTAGTAGCAGTGGCCGATCCTGATTGTTGGACTCCTCCTGCTGCTGGTATTGATATAGTGTCTGACGGGACTACCGCTATAGCTTGACCAGCTTGTAATTTTTGATACGCCATTTTTCTTTGCTTTGCTTGCAAAGATAGCGACTTTACTTTTTATCGTATGGGAACATTCGGTTCAGTGTATCTTTTCTGGCCCCACAGCCGCATCCTCCACCCGATACATTCTCAACAACCTTCTTGATTCCTGTCTTCTCGGTGAAGTTCTCAATGGTGTCCCCAAGCCCCTTGGGCTTCGACTTTTTTACGATTCTATTCATTTTTTTTTGCTTTATAAACACAAGTATGCCCTGAAGAAAAGGGACTACCCTTCTCCTCAGAACACTCAGTGTTTAATACTGCTACTTCTTAACCAAAGAAGAGATATGCTTACCAACGTAATGCACACACTCTTTATGCTTGTGACGGTAAGACATATCAGAGTCAGCTCCGTATGCGTGTCCGTACATTTTCTTTGACATTGCCTTGCTCTCGTCTCTGCGATCCTTTAAAGATTGCTTGTGAGCGCCTTTATGTCTTGCTCCTAATGACTCATCGAGTCTTGCGTTGTATCCTTGTTTTTTCATAATGGTGTATTTTTGAACTACAAATTTAATCAAAAATGAAAGATGACTATTTGAAGTACTGGCGTGTCGTTCGGTACTGGGCAAAGATTAAGTACGGGCTAAGCTTTCCAGACCTTGATATGATACTCTTCCTCTACTCAGAAGACAAGTTCTCCAAAGACGACTTTAATGAGTTCAACGAGCTGTTCTCGTGGAAACGCAACAGATTTGAAGACCTACGCCAGAGAGGACACATCATCAAGTGGCGTACACAGCAGAACGGACAGAAGGCACTGTACTGCCTCTCACACAAGACTCAGGGCATTGTCAAGAGCATATACCGAAAGCTAAGTGGCGAGGAGGCATACGGTGAGGCACGAACAAAAGAGTTCAGAAAGAACGCCAACCTAAGATACACCGATAAGGTGTATCGAAATTATATCAAGAAGCTTAACACTGAAATTAAGGGTGGAGGGTAGAATTATTTAAAACTCTTGATGTCCGTCTTCATTACTTGTAACCTAATTTTTTCAAATTTTTTGAATGAGCCTTAGAGTATGACTTTTCAATTTCCCTATAAGACTTTCGTTTCGATGGAGATTTAGCTTTCATGTAGTTTGAAAAAGCCTTATCTACCGCTTTCCCAGTTTCTTTTAATCCCATTGACTTCGCCTTTTCGGAAGCTGTCTGTGTGCTATAAGAATTACCTTTCCATTTGAAGGTTTTTTTACCAGCCTTTTTAGCCTTTGCAAAACTATCTCTAAAGGGTTTTGGGCTTTTGCCCAACGGCTTTGACGAACGTACTTCTGTCTTCTTTTTCTTGTCTTGTGGCATCTTGTCTGTGTTTGCAGGCAAAGATACGGATTACAAAACAACCACTACGTCAGCCTCTCTTATAATCGTATATGGATTATCATTGATGAGCATCGAGTGTCCTGCGCTCTTGTCGTAGTATATCAGGTCGCCATCGTTAATCACGTCAACAT